ATGAAGTTCTTCCCAAACAGCCAAAAACTCAACTGTATTTCTGTTTCGCATCCAGTTCTGAATGACAAATCTGGGATCATTATCATTTCTATATTTTGCAATGGGCTGGATGTAAAGACACCGCAGAATGTGATAGATTCTCTTATCAGTATTGCAGAGCATGTAATTGTGGATTCTCCGGAATATTTTCTGCTGTTCTTACAAGATATGTTCCCATATCTGGAGAAATATCTTGTGACAGATTATCTGCCAAAGCTGGTGGACAGGATAGAATATATGATGAACCAGCTTGAACAGGTTGAAAAGAGTTGCAAAATCAATGATGCAAACAGCAGTGTTTCTGAACATAGTAATTCTAATGTATGTAACCGAGCCTTACTCTTAGATTACAAGGCAGAATTACTCGTTATGAAAAAGGACTACAAGACCGCTCTCAAGAAGCGTCAGAAAGCCATAAACATTATGGAATCAACTCCTCTTGACAGCGAAAAAGCAGACCTACGCACTGTAAATCTGTTCTCTAACCTGTATAATAATCTGTCCAATATTTATGTGCTGATGAAGAATCCTTCTGACGCTGCAACTGCTTTGGAAAAGGCAATCTCCATCCGCAGCCAGCATAGCAAACTTGGACTTACAGAGTCCCATGACCTGCTGCAACAGCTCATAAACCTTACAAATATGCTCATACTTGCCAAGAATTATGACATGGCTGCGCAGATTCCCACACTCTATGAGAATACTGTATTGGAGCATGAAGGCTCACAGACCTTTGACTATGGTATCTGCCAGTTTATGAATGGCGTGCTTGCTTTATCAGAGGGAATCCCTGCAAAAGCAGAAAACTATCTGCTTACTGCTGAGAGCATTATCACAGATATTATGGGAACTGATAACGAATACACGACTTATAACTGCCCTGACGCTGTTAACCTAAGATTATCTATCCTCTTTGTCTATATTCCATGCTTTTAAAATTTCAGCATATATATCAAAGATTTCATTCACTAATAACATTATATCTTGATAAGATTCATAATACACCTTCTCTGAATGCTTCATTTTAAATACATGATTGCCAATCATAATTTCTTTATCATCGCCCTTATTCAATCCATTATTATGCAATGTATTTCTCAATCTACCACAATATAATAAAATTTCTTTATCTTTCTTTTTCTTATTGCCCCTACCTTGCCCCAAATCTTCAATCTTATCATCCATTTTTTGTGACATTGCCCTTAGCTCTGCCCTTAGTTCGCCCATAGACACCTTTAAGTCATTGATCTCTTTATTATTATCTATGCCCTTACCATTGTCCTTTGGCTTGTCCTTGATAGGATTGTAGTCATCATAATTGCATAGGGTTATGACAGTCATACCCTGTTGGTTGCAAGTTGTAATCATCCCCTTCTTCTTCAATTTGGAAAGAAAATATCTGACTTTCTTTTCAGACCATTTCCAACGCTTCATCAAAAACGATATGGATGCCGGATATTGACCTCTTGTATAAGAGATTTCTCGACCTCCGATGAGTTCGCTATACGCCTCGTCGGTTGCATCAAATCGTGCTGACTGAATCAAGTCAAGCCACGCTTCGCATTCCGAAAACTCACGGGCAACTTTCCACATTTCATTCGAGAAAAACCTGCGGCTTAGTCTCAAAAATCCTTCTTCCATAGTTTTAGAATCTTACGTTAGTCAACTGCCTGTTATTAGAGTACACTGCCCATTTACCATTTCCACTATCAACAAGGCGAAGATCCTTCACTTCTCCAAATCGTTTTTTGTTTCCACAAAGGTCAACGATCCATCCGGCCTCTTTACTCGGGTGCGGACGGATAGCACGACCGACTATTTGATACCACAGTGCCAAAGACATCGTAGGACGTGCCATGACAATCGTATCCAGTTCTGGGTAATCAAATCCGGTAGTAAGTACGCCGACATTGGCCACGACCGGAATTTCTCCGGCCTTGAATGCCTCAAGAATACTCTCGCGCTCTTTCTTTGGGGTTTCTCCTGAAACGATGGCCGCTCCGGGAATAGACCAGGTAAGGCGTTCAGCTTCTTTCAAAAACCTCGTGAAGACCAATATACCTTTTCGTTTTATCCCGCTTTTAGGGTTCATTAGTCTTTGTACAATGCTGACCAGAAACCCGTAAAAATCGATACGCTCATACTCCTTTACGACGGACTTGTCTGTGTAGTCGGCTCCGGTCGTGTTTACCTTCAGATTAAGTTCATTCCATCCTAAAGGGTTCATTTCATAATAATTCAGTTTTGACAGATAACCCATATCCAAAAGGGTGGAGATTTGAACCTGATAAATGACCTCAGAGAATACACAAGGCCGGGTCCGAGTGATAAACTTCAACATACTGCCAAAATCCCTGCTTGATGCAAGGCGGTAAGGTGTAGCCGTCAATCCAAGCACCTTGCACTTCAGCATAGAAAGAAATGATTTATACATTCCTTCTTTCGGGTTAACCAGATGGCATTCATCTATAATTATATTCTTGAAATGCTGAAAAAGCTCAGGATGATTGACAACACTACCAATCGTAGCGAATGTTATTCTTGAAATCTCTTTCCGCCCAAATGATGCGGAATAAATGGAACAGTCCAGAATACCATACGAACAGAGCTTCAGATAGTTCTGTTCGAGTATTTCCTTGCTAGGTTGAAATACCAGCGTATGCCCTTCAAGGCGGCTAGCAATATCGGCTATTACCAGACTCTTCCCTGCCCCAGTCGGCAGCACCATGATGGCATTGTTCTTCTTGGCTTTGTTGGCAAAGAAATTTACCGCTGCATCACTAGCCTTTTGTTGATAATCACGTAGCTTGTACATATTTCTCGTTGTCTTTTACGATAAACGGTTCGTCCTCACTCAAACGGTTTAAAAAAGAAAGCACAATGTATGCTTGTTCCTTATTCATCCCAACGGGAGAAAATGATCCATCCTCGTTTTTTACCATCATTACGAATGTTCCGGGCTTTAATTCATTCATAGTCCTTTCTCCTTACCCAACTTATCTCCCAAAGCCTTATAATACTTTGTGAGTTCCATTAACTCTAAATCACTCCATTTCTTTGTTTGTCCGGCCTTCCATGCCAGCTTATCGAAACGTTGCTGACCGATTTTGACCTTCAAGTTCTTTTCATATTGTATCAGATGGTCAGCACTGAATCGGTTGCACGCCCGGCATTCTGCGTGGGCGTTGTCCTCGTCAAAGCGTGTGGCCATGTGGCGGCGCGAATGGAAGTGTCCGCAATCGGCCTGTGCGTATGGCTTTATCTGGCCGCATGAGATACAACGGAAAAACCCGTTTGGCATACAATCACGAAGCCGGATATAGCGGCTGAAAACTTTGTCGAGTTTGGCCACTAAATCCGGCTTCTTCTTAATCTTGATACCTGCCTTGTCAAATAACGGCAAAGGCTTTTCTTTCTTCTTTTTAGGTTTTTTGATGTAATACGGCATAATTCATAATTTTAGTTTGTGGTACCGGCAGGATTCGAACCTGCATGAGTTGTCAGTTCTTTGCATCTATGGATTGACCGTCCAATCGTTGAGCATAGCGTCTACCAGTTCCGCCACGATACCAGGGCCCGTCTTTCCGGGCTGTCAATTATACTTCGATGATTACGATGTCAGGTGCAACGTCTTTGATTGCTTCAATCTGTTCATCAATCACTTTGTTCTTGTATTCCTCAATGGCTTCATTCGCACCGGCAGAGACCAAAGAGAGAGAAACTTCCCGTCCATCTACATCAGCATAAATTTCAACCTCGATTTCTTCACACTGAAAACCTTTGAAAAGAGGAATGTTCAGTTTGAATGATTTCGGTAGATTAGAATCAACTACCTGAGAATAATTATCCGTCTTGCTGCCGTTTTCCTCTTTGCTACGTTCTATATCCTGATTCACCTTCGCCTTGAAATTCTTCAAAGTGGAAACCAGCATCATGTTCTCAGACTTATCCTTGAAGAAGGCACGGTGCATCTTGAAGAACTGGGACAATTTGATAGGCTCCCATTTCTTGTCGGTATTGATACCGAACTCCAGCACTTCCTTTGAAGGTTGTAAAACACCACTGATTTCAGTCTGATAGTAGTTGGTTTCATCAATAGTTAATATCAACCCCATCTTATCACGGTTTACAATGATATTGGCCGATTTCTGATTAATCAGTTCGACACGCTTTTCCAGCCATCTGAAGGGTGCTTCTATCGTTCCATTGATAACTACTCTTTCCGGTTCTTTCGGGTCAAGGGCTACGGATGCTTCACCTTCTCTCAATACTACTTCGATAGGTTTACCATTATATTCTTTCGGCACAACCAGGTTGATTTTGTTCTCACTCATAATTAATTATCTGTCCCTGTTTTACGGTTAATACTAAATACTGTCTTCTGCATTTCTTGTGGCATGATCGGGCGACTATAAACCAGTTCACCTAACTTGTTGTAGAATCCGGCCATCTTTTCCTCGTGATAAAGAATTTTGGCGCATTCTTCATTTTCCACGAACTCAGAACCTCTTTTAATGTTGTCCAAAAGTTCCTGCTTTTCTTCATTCAAAGGCTTCAGGCGTTCTTTATAACTTTCCATAGCCTCTTTCTTCTCCAATTCAACATCGTTGATGGTAATTGAAACCTCGGCCAAGGTTTCTTTCTTCTGGGCCAGTTCTTCAGGGGTAAATCTGTGGGTGTAACCGATTTTTTCTACTGCATCGGCATTGTCCTGAAGGAACTGCCATCGTTCCTGCTCAGGAATGTCTTGTCCTAAAAATTTGTCCATAGTCAAATAAACTCTTTATTACGTTCGATTTCTTGTTGTACGTAGATAAGCATCTGTTGTTCGTTTGCAGCCGGCAAATAGATACCGGCAACGGACGCAGACCAGTTTCGGAAACGGTCAATACTCAATGTCATTTCACCTGTCGTCAGCTCTGCCGAACTTCTCAGATAGGTTACTTCTTTTCCTTTTTTGTTGACCGTCTTTCTCTCAAACAAATCACGGTTGCAAGTCCTTTTGTAGAAGTCAATTTTGGCTTCATCAAGGCTGCAACCGTATTCACTACCGAAATACCCTAAAAGCAGATGTAAATAACTGTTTTGTGCGAGTGTGCGGTTAGGCAATTTCTTCTTTACCTCCACAACTGCACGTTCCTGAAACAACTTGTTTACATAAGCCTTGAACTTGGGTATATCGTATTCATTTTTCAGATTGAATATGCTCATAGGCTAGAACGGTAAATCGTCTTTTGGATTTCCGTTAGCATCTACATCAGGTGGAAATGCCTGTGCCATGGTCGGCGTTTGTATCGGTGCCGGTTGCTGTGCTGGCATGGATGCTGGCTGGCGCATTGGCTGACGGGCTTCCAGTTTATAGCAGCGGATGGACACCATCCGTTTCACCTGTCCGTCCTGATTCGTCCATTCCCTGCCCTGCAAGGCAAAAGAAACCGTTATCACATCGCCTACCCTATAATTATCTAGTTCAGCACATTTGTCACCGCTTACTTCAAGAGGTAGAATGTTCTCGTACTGGCTGCGTTCACCTGTATAGGGATCGTGGGTTGTGGCATCAAGAATAAACTCACGCTTCACAAACGGGTTGCCACCGCTTTTGGATGGGATTTCTTGGGGCTGTCCAATATAAACCAGCCGTCCGGTTACTTGGTTACTCATCTTCTGCAAAAATTTTCTTATCGGTTATCAAATCTCTGTTGTCATTCAAGAACCGGATAAAGTCCTCACAATGGTTAGTGAGGATAGGGATATCCCGCTCGGGAACGAAAGTATAGCTTTCGGTATAGGTCGCACGAAAGTCCGTGATGTTATACTCGAACATCCTGACATCGCTGCCGCCCTGCATCAGACAGTATGGATAAACCATGTGCTGCCAGTGGTCTTTGAACTTACCTACATAATAACTTCCGGTAGTCTTGATGTCATGTACTGACATCGGCATCAGTTCATCTATATAACCATATAGAAGAACTCCTCCGAAACATGTAGGCAAAACTGCTTCAACCCGTTGCTGGGTTAAGGCTCCTTTGTAATAGTCTGCAAACTCACGGCAGATTGAGATAGGGAAATCGAACTGACGGCATTTATAGGTGGCTCTCAGTCCGACCAATGTTTGTCTGCCATCCTGCATGTCTGACAGTAGTCTTTCCACCTGTACCTTTTCTGATCTCCTGTTTTCAATCATACAGTCTATCACCTCATTGAAAGCCGTTCCCTTGTCGGCTGCTTCACTATCAAACGGAATACGGTTTATAGTGTCAATCAGACTCTGAAACTGCTGCTGTCTGAACTCTTCGGGGGTATGTGGGGGATTCTCACTGAATCCCCAATACCTTTCCCAAATGGCATCACTTTTCAGATAGCTTGTAAAGGCATCCAAAAGTGTAGCATAGAACTTGAATTTAGGCTGCTTTGTCTGCATAGGTCTTTGTCTCTTTGTCGAATACCAGCCCGAGAGCTTTTACTTTTGCTGAAAACAGATTTCTGGCCATATTCAAGGAACTGCCTACATGCTCAAACTCATTAATTCTTGACGCAAACTCATTTGCAGAACTGGCATCAGTAATAAGTTCGATGTTCTCTTTGATTTCAGCTATGACCTTATCGTACTTTGCAGCTTCTTCTTTCTTTACCTGCAACATGCTCAGGTAGGGCATGATAACCTTTGCAGTGATAAAATCGTTCTTGGCAGTGGGATTTCCATTCTTGTCAAGAATTGTAGGCACCTGCATCAGTCCCGGCAAATTGCAGGTGTTTTTCCCGTCATTTCTTGATGTGGGGTCAAATGTGATTGTACGCTTCTGTACACCGTTCTCATTGCGCATTTCCAGATAACCCAGCAAATCAAGTTCCGTAACAATAGAGTTATACGATTTTTCTCTTAAAGCAGGTATGAACACGGTATCGTCACCTTCTTTCCGGGTATCACGATGGGCTACAAACACCACATTTTTGTTCAGTGATGAAAGGGTTCGTGTCATCCATGAAAACTCAGCGTTAATACCGCCCCAATCCTTAATTTGTGGCTGGCGTGTACCGCATTTATAAGAAATGATAAAGTCCATCATCTTGCCGATAGTGTCCACTACGATTGTTTGGTAAGCCGAAAGATCTTCCTGCAATACCTGTTGAACATCCTGCCATGAACTTACCTGCACGATGTCGATACCGTCCAAGTGAGCCATATTCACACGCTTTACACCATTGTCAAAGTCGAGCAGCAACGGCTTTGGTGCGCTCAAGGCTACTGTTGTTTTACCCATACCTGCCTGACCGTAAATCATCATCTTAACGGTGGAAGGAATTACTAACTCATTGGATTTCTTAATCAAACTCATAATACTATCTTTTTAGTTAATTAATATTTCAACTGTGCATGTTTAATCACATCGTAAGCATTACAGAACCATTTCCCATTCTGCTTATTCGTTCGCTTTTCGGCACGGATTAATCCTTTGCCGATTAAGTCTATTAACCTTGACAAACCGCCAACAATATCAGCAGCTTGATCGCGTCCAAATGTCTTATCATTCAGAACAATTTTAAGAACTTCTTCATTTACCATAAAACATCATTACTTTAAACAGATTATTGCAGAGAAGCCTGGATATTCTGTCGCTGATACACGAAACTTTACATCCATTTTATTTTTTAGGACTCCGATCAAACGAAGATCACGATTACGACGTGAAGCTTCCAATTTGATTCCGTTATGCCGTTTCTTGTCGTAAGGAACTTTGTAGATATCCCCTTTTTTCATTACGTCAAAGAGACGTACTGTCTGGTAGCTTTCATTAACCTCTATTTCTTTTACCATATAAATAACTTTTAATTGATTGCTGACAGAACGGGACTTGAACCCGTAACCTTCCTGACATGCAGGATATTCTACCCTTGAACTATCTGTCTATTATATCACTTCTTTTCTTTCAGCAAATTTTGAATCTGTTCGCTGATTTCTTGATCAAAGGCCTCACGTCTGTCCAGTTCTCTTGAACGGGCTGCCAGTATTGCATTGATGTCAGCGAAATCATCACAGATATTATCTATTGTTTCTTTCAGTTCGTTCATTGTCTAATCTTTTTCCGATTAATAAACTTGTGATTGTAACTCCTATGAACCCTATCCAATACATAGCGGACAGATCTTGATTAAAGTGCATTATCACAACGGATATGGCACAAAGAACTATCAGTTTTCGCATGGCTCTTCCGGTTTTTCGATTTTATAACCTTGTTTCTCGAGATATTCTGCAATATCTTCATCACATATCAGATTAAGACATTCCTCAAGTCCATAATCCGACATCAGGTAATACATACCGTAGTAGGCCACCACATCATCCTTCGGTATCAGCTTCAGTACATCCGAAGAGTCAAATGCCTTGTAATTGTGTACTTCCATAATCGTGTAGTTTAAAATTCGTTCCCGTGGGCGTTCCGATGGTTGCCTTACTGCTTACCAAACCTTTGATAAGCCACGGGATATATAGTTCTTGCTGGTGTCTAATCAGTGAAGATTGTCTTTGTAGCCGGCCTACGGCCACCTGCAATCGTATAAGTGTCTTTTTGTTGTCTGTGTGATTCGTATGCTGCGTTTGCTTAGTGCAGCCCATTACTCACACTCTTTTCACACAGCCGTTATTGCTACTCAGTCGTCCGTTTCACATAAGGTGTACCGGCACACCTAAATTTCCAGTATGTCAAAGAACTAATCAAGTGTGCCCCCGATACCTTTTACGGATTCTACCACGTATCGTGACGTGAGAGGCTGTTAATATTTATTACCAATAAACTACAGGCAAACCTTGTGATAATTGCAAGCCTCTGTAATCCATGCCGTCATCATACGGCATGTCAAATTCTCTCAGCAAATCCTCATAGGTGTCTATCTCGTCCGTTATAACCTTGACGATTTCTTTCTTGCTGTCCGCGTTGAACAGCTTGCATACCGTCTGCTCATCAGCGTTGTGGGCGATTTCTAAGTCTTTGTAGAGCTTGTCAAGCTCTCGTTCTATTTCGTAACGTGTCATAATCATGCGATTTTTATAAGGTTGAACTTCTTGAAACTTCTGAATGATTCTTTCTCTGTGTCCCAGTAGGTGAACAGATCTTCGTTCTTTCTTCTGCCTGTACCCTTCACTTTGTCGTGAATAACTTCGTCTTTCATTGTACCAAAGGCTTGCCTGATTTCGCCGTTCGTCTTCTGATAGAAGAACTGTACGATTTGCGACTTCATAGCTTTAGCCAATCTGTACACCTGCCATGCTCTTCTAAGACATTCGCTGAAACTTTCACCTGTGACCCTGAACATTCGCCAGGCGTTGCTCATAATCTCGTGTAATACATTTCTTTTCATAATCGTGTGTGGTTAGTTGTTTTTTTTCTTATCTTTGTTTCGTATCTAAGTTTCGATATGCAAATATAGTATCTAAAAAGAAACTAACAAAACAAAAGGTCTCTTTTTAGATACTATATAATATTATTTAACTATTAAGAACCTTAATACATTATTATATGAAGAAAGAAAGTGTGAATATATGGATCAGTGGTGCTGCGCTTGTTATGAGTGTAGTGGCTATACTGATAGCATTATACCCTAATATAACAGGAGATGTTTCATTCAAAGAAATTATGGAAATCAGTGTTGCTACCGTATCTATCGGAGTGACTGTTATCTTAGGGATTCAGATATACACTATTATATCTATAGACAAAAGAATTAAAGAGAGTATAGAAGAGGCACATATAATGTATAAGTCTGAAAATGAAATCTTAGCCGATAAGATGAAAGCTCTTTCTATAGCCATCCAAAAATTTACAACAGGGAACATCTACATTACAAGAGAGGAGTACAATGAGGCATTTTGCGTGTTTTGCCTGTCTGCGATAGAAGCAAACAGGTTAGGCTTTGAAAACCTTATTTCATCGAGCCTTGAACAGGCTGATAGTCTATTAAACCGTTGCAAGTTCTTCCATTTGAGTGATATAGGTAAAAAGCACATGGATGAAATAAAGAGGGGTATGATAAAAATCCCCGATGAGAAAGCCATTAAGATATACAACTTTCTGTCGGGGATTGAATGTTCCGGACGGCATACCGTCAATTCATAGGTTCTGGTGGTCTTTCAGGGTGCTTAGGCTCTTTTTTAGAGAGAAATTTAGTTGTACTTTCTGCCAACTCATCCAGAAACTCTAAATCTTCTTTGGTAAACACAGGATACTTAGGGGGATTCGGTTTCTTGGGAGGCGTAGCAGATGTTTTCTCAATTGCTTTTGCCCAAAGGATTCCAGATGCTATGCATAAAAACATAAAAAAGACTGGGAACAAGGATGAGAACAACTCTTTAATCATAACAAAACAACTATATAAAAACACCCATAATAGGTACGAGCTATCATGGGTGCATATATTAAACCTCCTCGGAGGAATGTTTAACCAATTGTTCCTGTAACACCTCGTACTTGTTATAGATACAAAGATAGTATCTTTTAAGATACTATCAAATAAAATTGCAACTATTATGGGAAATTCTGTAAAAGAACGGTTTTATGAAACCATGGAAGCTCTCAATCTAACCGACTACAGGGTTTATACAGATGTTGAGGGTATTACAAAAAACATGATGGTCAAATTGAGAAATGGTGAAACGAATGAAGTTTCTACAAAGATCTTAATGCCATTCCTTAGTAAATACTCTGATGTTGATGCTAATTATATCTTAACAGGTCGTGGAACACCTCTGCGACAGCAACCAGAAGTTACTCAAATATTTCACCCAAAAGGTACTGAAAAAACAGAAGAAGATGGATTGATAACCCTTTATGATGTTGAAGCTGCTGCGAACTTGAAATCTCTGTTCGATAATAAAGACCAGAATATTCTTGGACAAATCAATATTCCAAATATCCCAAAATGCGATGGAGCTGTTTATGTCAAAGGAGATTCCATGTATCCATTACTTAAATCTGGTGACATCGTAGCATATAAGGAGGTACCTTTAGAAATGAGTCATATTTTCTTTGGAGAAATGTACCTTGTGTCAATAGATCTGGATGGAGATGAATACTTAACTGTAAAATACGTCCAGCATTCAGAAAAAGGTGAAGACTGGATAAAACTGGTAAGTTACAATCAAAACCATCAACCAAAAGATTTCCCATTGTCTTCTGTGAGAGCTATGGCCTTAGTAAAATTGAGTATTAGAATGAACACAATGAAATAATATGGGACTTTATTTTAGGAAAAGGGTAAAGATTCTTCCTGGAGTGCATTTAAACATAAGCAAAACAGGAACAAGTTGGTCTGTAGGTCCGCGTGGAGCTTCTGTGAATGTGGGCAAGAAAGGAGTGTATGTGAATACTGGGATACCTGGAACAGGTATATATTCTAGGACTAAAATATCAGGAAATAAGAATTCGTATTCATCCAAGTGCGAAAAAAGCAACGAGATAATCAATAAAAATCCATTGAGATTTATCCTGATATTTTTGTTCTTTTGGGCTTCAATAATGATTCCTTTACTCACAAACGCATCATGGATATGGTTTCCTATACTTGCGGTTATTGGAATTTGCTGTGCTTTTATACCTGACAAAAAAGTAGAAGAAAGCAACAAAATCAAAAACGAGGATAAAATAGAAACGGTTATAAATACAGGTCTCAATGATTATACAGGATTTTCTTTCGAAGATGAAAATGCAGGTATTAAAGATAAATTGACAACAGAAAAAAACAGTCTATATAAAGAAACAAACGACATCAAAACTTTTGATTCAAGTCTACTAGACCCATTATTTGAAGAGTCTGCCCGTTTAATAGTGAATATGCAACAAGGAAGCACTTCGCTTATTCAACGAAAATTTGCGATAGGATATAATAGGGCAGGAAGAATTATGGATCAACTTGAGCAAGCTGGTATAATTGGTGCTGCAAATGGCTCAAGACCTCGTGAGGTATTTTGTAAGGATGATACAGAGTTAACAGAAAAGTTACAAAATCTAAACAATGAAATGTTCCAAGATACAACGGAAGAAATTTATATGGATACGTATTCAGATGATTACGAAAAAAGTTCAAGGCTTATTAGAATTGGGATAGATTTAGAAAAAGAGGGTATGATTGATGAAGCCATAAAAATATATGAAAAATCAATTATCCCCAAATTACCGATGAACCATCCATACGAACGGCTTGCAATTCTTTATCGGAAAAAGAAAGATTATGAGAATGAAATTAGAGTCATAAAAATTGCAATCGAGGTATTTATGAAGGAGAACGAAATACGAGCCAAGAGAACAATTGACGAAGATAATTCTATGTATAATCAAGTAATGCAAGCACTCGAAACAAATGAAAGTATCAAATATGAAGATGGGAAATGGGCTTTTGTTCAATATGATGTAATGAGCTACATTACGCGTTTAGAAAAAGCAAAGAAATTACTTGAAAAATCAAAAACAAACAATCCATGAAGAAGTTACCATTGCTCATACTGGCCATATCATTGTTTGGCTGCGGAGAGAACAAGCCATCCCAGGAACAAAAGGACAAAGTTGACAGATACGTCCAGAGTCTCGTGGATGCCGATATAGGAATCTACAAAGGCGAACTGACAGATGCGAACTTTCTCATCCTTGCAGTTGATGCTTATTCTGGAGCAAACTTTGATGCTTATGCACGTACATACTTGGAAGAGGCACAAAGGAAAGGACTGGAAATAAAAGGGGTCTACATCGTGGACATCAAGGACTGCCAGTTTGGCGATGGATGGGTATCCGGTGACAGGATAGGAAAAGCCTTTAAATAG